GGAAAATTTTGACAAAAGCGCATTTGACCGGGCTGGCCAGACGTTTCAAGTCCTCATCCACGGAGGCGTTCATAGTGTTGAGACAGTAAAATGGTTAAGGGCTGGCTGGCCCGGTTCTTTCCGCCCGGAAAATAAGGAGAGAGTGGAATGACAGAAGTTGATTTAGCGGCAGACCTTGGAGTTGGCCGGGAGACGGTGAAGGAGATTCGGAATAGGATCCTCAAGGTTGGTGATGACTACAAGCACGGCCAGCATAGGCGGGTGGAGTATTTACCCTCTGGCATTCGGAAAGTCTCTCAGGAGCTATTTCCGGATGACTACGAGGTGGTTGTGGAGGAACCGGAGGTGATTGAGGGGAAGGTGACGAATTGGAGATTTCGCAACCAGAAGATTGTCGAGGTTGACGGTGACAGGCTGGTTAGAGTTAAGGATGCGAAACTGTACATGCCAAATGGGCGGGGAGAGTTGTGTCCGATACGGTACAAGAAGAATTTGAATGGATGGATTGTGGATGGACCGGCACCTAGACGACCGGGTTTTTGGAAATGAGTGATACGAGGTTTTGGTATTTTAAGTTTGATAACGCTCCGGACTTTACGTTGCGGATGGAGATTAAGGGTCCGCAAGTGAGTTGTTCGTTGAGGTCAAAAGGGCAACCTGATGATGAGGAACGTAATGATTGGATTGAGGCCATATGGGATAGGGCAAGCCATCACGGTGTTGATGGTCAGGAGGCGGAGTTTGCGGTCCTGAATGATTTGATGGAGAAGTTGGACAAGGGGTTCGAGGTCGAGTGTTTTTACGATGAAGATTAATCCGCCAAAAAGGATCCGGATCCTGAACCTGACGTACCGGGTTCAGTTCTGCTCGAAGACCGAGCATGTAGCAGCCGAAGCGGATGGCTGGTGCGACTTTGAGGGGCAGACGATTGTTATCTATCAGGGGTTGGCGGATGAGGCCAAGGCGGATGTTTTTTTACATGAGTGCATCCATGCGGTCGGCAACCTGATGGGGGTTGAGTGGACCAAGGAGGAGCAAGTGAGCAGGCGGATTGCGACCGGGTTGTGTACGTTATGGAAGGCCAACCCTACAGCGTTCCGCTGGTGGAAAAGTTTATTATGAAACCTGAAGATGTAGCGCATCAGAGCGTGAACCGTTTCGTGGATCTGGCATACGGAAAGTATTTAGCCGGTCAGGATGAACATGGCGGCTGTTTAGTAAAGAAGAGCAAGGATCTTTCTTTTGCCTTAGCGCATATAGAGGAGGAGATAATTGATCTTTGGCACTATGTGCAGGCGGTCAGGATGGCTCACGGCGGTAAACCTAAACGTGCGGACGTAGAGATGATTGAGCAGATTGTAAACAATGGAGATTGAACTCGACAACGGAGAGGTTCTGATGGCGACCATGCTTGGACTGATGCGTAACACGGTTGCGCGTTCGGCAGGGGTTAAGGATGGTAGGCGCGGACCGTTGGACCAGCAGTCCATGGACATGGACGGTATGGGTGCCGAGGTTGCGTTCTGTAAGTATTTCAATCTGTATCCGGACTTCTCGTTATCGCCTCAATCGCTGACGTTTGATTGCCTGACACAACTGGGCGGCAAGGTGGACGTCAAGCAGACACATTACCCTGACGGCAGGCTGTTGGTGTTGCCTGAAAAGGAGAAGGCAGAGACAACCCACTACGTTCTGGTAATAGGCAAGATTCCGAAATTCAAGATCGTTGGATATGCCGAAAAGGAGCAAGTATTTCAGGACAAGAACCTGAAGGAGATGCGTGGAAAAAAAGTCTACATGATAGACCAACCTGATTTGCAAAAGTTTTGAACTGGGAGAAGTACGCATACGAGCCGCATCCGGTGTATCGAATGATAACACGGGAGGATGCTAAACTTGTCTTGCGTGAAGATGGTGGTGAAAAAAAATTGCGTGAAGCCTTGCAGGCTAGAGGCACCAAGATAGGGCTTGAAAGGACAGATCCCTATAACCACGGCTATGAGCCGTTTCATTGGAAGGATGCAGAGGAGCTGGTAGAGGCGAACGATGCCGTTCTTATTTCAGGAGGCAACCGCTCCGGTAAGACGGAATTTTGTGCAAAGTTTTGCATCAAGAAACTGTTGGAAAAACCGGACACCAGAATAGTCGCTTTTCATACTACACACCAAAGCTCACTCCAGACGCAACAGCCGGTTTTGTATAAGTATCTGCCTGAAGAATTTAAGGGCAGAAAGATCAGGTCAACGGTTGCGAATATATCCTACACTCAGAAGAATGGTTTTACAGAATCGACGTTCATCATGCCGAACCGTAGCCAGCTATGGTGTATGCATTACTCTCAGGATCCGAGGACGGTCGAGGGATTGGAGTTGGATTATTGCTGGGCTGATGAGCTTATTCCGAAGGCATTGCTCGATACGATTCGGTTCCGTTTGGTTACCCGTTCAGGTAAGTTGATTTTATCTTTCACGCCGGTTGAGGGTATGACTCCTGTCGTTAAGGATTTTGTTTCCGGGGGAGAGGTAACGGAGTGGAGTGATAGCGAGCTGTTGCCTGCCATCAACATACCGGCAGGCCCGAAGGGCAAGATGCCCTACACCATGCGATGCCATAAGGAGAAGACGGCAGCGATTTGGTTCTTCACAAAGTTCAATCCATATAACCCGTACAAGGAGCTGGTCAAGAGACTCGATGGCGCACATTCAAGTGACGTAAAGATCCGCGCATACGGTTGGGCTGACAGTTCGGTTGGCAATGCGTTTCCGAGGTTCGGTGACGGTCATATAATCGATCCAAAAGACATCCCTACGGGCGGACAGAATTTCATGGTGACGGACCCAGCGGGTTCGCGTAACTGGTTTTTTCTTTGGGCTAGAGCTGTTGGGGGCAGGATCTATTTCTACCGGGAGTGGCCTGATTACAGCATGGGTGAATGGAGCTTGCCCGGAGTGAAGCCTGACGGACAACCCGGACCAGCCCAGCGAGCTGGTGGAGGTGCCAACAGTATATCTGAATACAAGCGTCTCATTCTGGATCTGGAACAGGGCGAACCAATCTTTCAACGCCTGATAGATCCGCGAGCCGGGAGGGCAAAGAGCATGGACGGCAGGGAGATACTGGACGAGCTGAAGCTGGGAGAGAATGGGCTTTGGTTTGATCAGGCTTCAGGTGCCAAGATTGAGGAAGGCGTCACGTTGATAAACGACATGCTGTACTACGATCCGCACAAGCCGATGTTCGAGGACAACAAACCAAAAATGTTTGTCAGTAGTGACTGTAAAAATTTGATCTATGCGCTGCGCGAATGGACGGGAGCGGACAAGGAGCATGGTGCGAGCAAGGATCCAATTGATTGTTGCCGTTACGTTATCCAAGAAGAGAATTTACTGGTGACGACCGACATGGTCGGCGTCAGCGGGGGAGGAGCTTACTAATGGAAACATTTCCAAAGTTATTATCGTTTAAGGATGCGTCAGAGTTTTCGGGCCTGACCATCAAGGAGCTTCAGTATCTAGCAGATGCTGGAAAGTTAAGGACCGTTGTTCCGGTCCATAGAAAAAGAAAATTTATAAAGCAGCAACTAGCTGACTACATGAAAGAATTATTATGTCAAAACTAGACGTTAAACAAATCGCGTCGGAGTACAGTCGCGCCGGGGGTTTTAACAACACCTACACAAGTTGGTACCGGGCTGACAGTATTCGATTTTGCCGATGGGACGGTCAGACCGACGATGGCCGTAAGCACCAATACGAGTTCAGTAAGAAAAAGGTTTTCCCTTGGGACGGGGCAAGTGATGTCCGGGTCCGATTGGCTGACGCTATATGCAGTGAAAACTCGGATATAATGACGACCGCATTCCAGCGCGGAATACTTCGTGCCAGCCCAACTGAATCGGGTGACGGATCGCAATCCACATTGGTAACTACCCTGCTCAAATACTATAAGGAGAATAAGCTGATGAACGAGCTTCGGCATGAAGCTCATCTGCTCGCCAACTATGGTCAGCAATACGGAACCGGCGTTCTTCAGATAGGTTGGGAGAAGGAGGAAACCAAGGCCAACAAACCTGTCACCATGGAGGACGTTGTTGCGTTTTCGCAGGAAGCGGATCCGCAATCTGCCGAGGCTCAACTTCCCCAGATGATTATGGATCCGGAGCAGGAAGATGCTGCCGTCGAAATTGTAGCCGCACTGATGGAAGTCAGACGCAACACGGCTCGTCGAGGAATCAAGGAGTTGCGAAATAATGGAGTAACTGAAATCCCGGTTGCCGAAATTACCAAGAACACTCCGAACATAACTGCACTCCGTCTGGACGATGACTTCTTTGTTCCGCCAGAGACAATTGATTTGCAGGATGCACGTTATTGTTTCCGCCGGGTATGGATGACCGAGATGCAATTACGTCAGGGTGAGTTTGACGAGAAATGGGTTGAGCGTGTTATAGCAACCAAGAGCCAGCCCGGTATGGTGTACGAAGATACATATACTCAGTTCACAAACGACACAGGTCAACAGGAAGGGTTATATGAAATTGTATATGCTTATTATAGGGAGCTTGATGATGATGGTATGCCGGGAATTCACTGTTGTGTTTTTACGCCGCATATCACAGACGCGAGTGGCAAAAAGGACATGCTTGACTACATGTCTGGAGTCTATCCGTTCGTGGCTTATAGACGGGAATCGGTAGCTCGTAAATTCCGCGACAGCCGAGGCGTTCCGGAAATATGCATGACATGGCAGGACGAGATTAAAACCCAGCGAGACATGTTGTCGGACCGGGCCAGCCTGATTATTAATCCGCCTATAGTTCACGCCGCAAGGTCGGGATCCAATTACGAATTTAAACCCGGCACCGCGATTGCGGAAATGCGTCAGGGAGAAGTTCGTTATCTGGATCCGCCCCGGTCCAACCCGGCAGAGAGTTTGCAGATCATCCAGTACGTCGAGCGTCAGGCTAACGAGTTTTTCGGTCGCATGGGTGAAGGCATAGATCCGAACACAAGCGCGATGCGTAGGCAGTCCATGGTGGACACTTATATGTCCTGCTGGTCCGAAGCCTTTACGATGATGTTCAAGCTGATTCAGGAATTCGTAAGTGACGAGGAGCTTGCTCGAATTGCTGGCAAGGAAATGCAACTGCCAAAGTCTTCAGCCGAGATTCAAGGCAACTACGATTTCCGCACCGTGTTCGATGTCCGCGAGTTGGATCAGGATTATATGTCCGCCAAGTTGCAGGCCATGAGTCAGTTCGTTCTTCCGGAAGATACGGCAGGCGTGATTGACCGTGCAGCCTATACTAAGTTCAAGGCAACACTGATCGACCCAGTACTTGCTGACATGGTTGTTCAGGATAAGACCGGTGCAACTCAGAAGGCTTTTGAGAAAGTTAATTCTGATGTTGGCTTCATGGCTTTAGGTAATGAACCGCAATACACCGAGAACGATCCTGCTGCTGAAATGAAGTTGCAATTCATGCAACAGATCATTGGCAACAATCCGAAGTATCAGGAACTGATGCAGGAGGGCGGCGATGAACGGTTCACGGCACTGGTCGAGAACTACGCAAAGAATCTTCAGCATTCCGTACAGCAAAGACAGAATGCGGAAGTAGGGAGAGTCGGAGTCCAGCCTGTTGGTTCCGGGCAGGAGTCTGGCTATTAAACCATGAGTGCAAAACTAGATACTAAACAACTGGTACATGCGCTGAAGAGCCTGACTGATGACAATGTTGTCTACATTGCCGTCAATCAGTTGTTCGAGGAATATATCGACAACGGTATCAACTCGGCAATCGCTTCACGCATTGGAGACGAGGACAGGCACTGGAGTGCTGGATATGTATACGCATTGAAACAACTCCAAGAGCATCTGGACAAGCTCCGTAAATCAACAGTTAACGAGACTACTGGCGAAGTAGTTTAAAAGTTATATACAGTTGAATTAGCCCCGCACTTCGGTGTTGGGGCTTTTTTATGTCCAACTAAATAACTCTTATTATTCCCATTATACTTATCATCCCAATACTCAGGTGATTGTTATAACTACACGCTTGATTCAGCGTTATAACTTGGACGGGTTCTTCGCACCTTACGCGATGTCTACCTTACTTGCAGGGTATTAATAATTAGCATGGCAAATAACGAAAGTGACGTTACGGAAAGCGTCGAAAAAGAAACCGGAACCGCATCAGGTCAAGATGCAGAGATGCCTAGTTTGGATCAGTTACTGGTTCAGGGATTAGGTGGAGAAGATGGATCAGAACTCCCTTCGAGTGAAGAGGAGGCAGAACCGGAGGTGACTGACCAAGAAGAACCGTCAGAAACCGAAGAGGAAGATCAGGTTCTTTCACAGGATGATGAAGTAGATGGTAATGCGCCTGATTGGTATCAGAAGCGTATAGACCGATTTACTCGAAAATTACGCACGGCTGAAGAGGAACGTGATAACTTGCAGGATCGTGTTGAGGAGCTGGAAACGAAAGCTACCGCACCACAACCAATTCAACAGGGAGCTAATCCCCTCGGACATGTCAACTCCAATAAGGAGCTAGATGACTTGGTTACGCTTGAGGAAGCGCGACTTGATTTTGTCGAGGATCAAAAGGATATGCTACTTGATGATGGTCTTGATCAGGTTATAGCAAACCTCAAGGAGCAGGGATTGCAGATTGATGAAGATGCTTCAGAGACGGAGGTCCGTAAGGAAATCCGGAACATCGAACGGAACAGTTCAAAAAATCTATCTAGGAATATCCCGAAACGAAAAACGGAGCTTCAACATAAGGAGCAATTCGATGCCCATGCCGAGCAAGTATATCCATGGCTAACGGATGATAAGTCCGCAGAGATGGAGATTTTCGGGGAAGTCGTTAAGGCATCACCAGCTTTGGCCAGCGTACCTACAAGTAAACTGGAAATTGCTCGGTACGTCACGGGAGTGATGATTGAACAGCAACGTGGTAAGGTAAAAGCAACAGCTAAATCCAAAACCAAAAAGCAACCAATAAGTCCCGGCAAACCGAAGGCGGCACCAGCCGCGAGTGATGATGCAGCCGCAACCTATGAGTCTTCCCGTGATCGTCTGTTCTCGGATCCTTCAAAAGATTCGTTAGATGACATGCTAGTGAATGCAGGGGTTCTTCAGTAAATGAAGAATAAAAATGGCTTCGTCTTTATATAGTTATACTCAAAACGATGAAAGCGGATCGGCTCAAAATGTTTTCGGTCCGGCACCGGGCGGTTCCAACCGCGACTTACTAAACGCAATCACCCTAGTGGACGCCAAGGAGTGTCCGCTTATGGCGATGATTCCGAAAGCTGGGGGAGTTACTAACCTCAACTTTGAATGGCCTGTCGATAAGGAATTAACGGCGGATGATAATGCGGCAATTGACGGACATGATCTGCAACATGGATTTGATTCTGCCAATGCCGGTACTAGCGACAGAGATGGATCTGACTTCGGTCACGTTCTTGATCAGTACGCAATCATGGACAATCGCGTCCAGTGGTTCCGTCGTGCTGCCTTGGTTTCCAAGCTCACAGAGTCTGCAACTAACTTGGCTGGCGTTGCCAACCAAAGAGCCTATGCGGTTCGTAAGCAGTTGCTCGCTCTGAAGCGTGACATGGAAGTTCGCCTTTGCTCGGATACCGTCCCAGCAATAACAAGTGGCAACTACTACGATGCTAATGCAGTTACGGGTGCGTACAATGCTGGCAACAAAACTCGCTCTCTTGGAGCGTTTATTAACAACGGTGCTGCCGACGCTGATGTCCCTGCGAATTACAAAACGCCTTATGCGTCTATTCAGCAATCTGATGCTACCGCACCGGGTAATGATAAGGATACAACCCTTAACGCCTCTGGCACGACGACATCTGCAAACCTTACAGAGGATCAGGTGAACACCGTGTTGCAGAGCGTTTATGAGCAGACCGGCAAGATCAATACCAAGACCCTGCTTTGCGGTCCTAACCTGAAAAAACGGTTCAAGGACTTCACGGCTGTTACGGTTGGATCCAACGCCGCCGCTACGGTGGCTCGAAGCTACAACGCACCTCTCGCTGACAAGAAGGTCATCTCGACCGTCGATGCCTACGAAGGTGATTTCGGCACAATTTTGTTAGTGCCGACATTGTGGAATGCGTTCCACACGATGGCCAGCGGAACAGGTGGATCAGGCGGTAAGGCTCACGTTTGGGCTGGAACTATTGATGGTGGTGGTACTAACCACAATGCCGGTGCTAACCCTAACTTGTCTTATGGTTATCTGTTGGACATGGATCTTTTGGAGCTTCGCTTCCATCAGTTGCCACAGGTTCAACCGCTGCCTAACCAAGGTGCCGGTGAGCGTTTTGCAGTCGATGCAATCGCTGGTTTGTGCGTTAAGAATCCGCTTGGGCTTGGTGCCTTCAAGTTGCTGAAATAATGTCAGACCTTGCAGTAGACCTAGATAGTTTCGCGCCTTCTGAAAAGAATGCCATCATCAAGGAATTGGTGACAGGACATCAGATGCGGATGGTGCAATCCGAAATTAATCAAAGGAAAATTGCAAAGGAGAATCAAAGCGACCACCGGTCAATCAATGGCTTTGGCCGGTTGGTCGCTAGATTTGATTACGATGGATATATTTCTAACTTTGTTCGCAAAGGGGAATCTGTCCAAGACAACGATTATCTTAACTGGGTAATAAAGCGTCATCCCGAAGTAGCCGTTAATTCGGTTGGGACAAAGACGCAAGTGGGACACGGCAGTAAATCGAGCAACCGGAAAAAGTGAGAACGGTTTCTGCCAAAAATGTTCTACAAGGGGCGGTCGAGTCAACAGGCCGCCTCTACTCTAATTTAACTAATGACGAGTTTGTGCTGTTTCGCGGTGCAATGAATCGTCGTCTCAGGGAGGCATACGAAATGGAATTCTGGCCTGACCTGATGACTATAGAAAAAAGATTCTGGAGAGACGATTGGGCAGCGACAACAACCTACTCGATCAACTCCGAAGTCTATCATTCCGGAACCGAAAAGTATTGGACTAATACTTCGAGCGTTCAAGGCGGTGTACCCGGAACCGCATCTGAATGGACCGAGCTGAAAGACTACATCAAGTATGTGGGCTTTGAGCAGAAAACCATGAAGACAGAAATCGGGTCTGTATACAGAGGCACCTCAAAGGATCCTCGGCTCAGTCTGGATTACGAAACATTCCCGTATGAAATTAAGGACATCGGGGTTGTGTTTCCGTATGTGGACAAGAGTTGCATCTATCTGGAATTCAGGAAACGCGCACCGCAAATAAGCGGAGACAAGTTTGATTCCAGTAAGACCTATTATTCCGGTCAGCAAGTCTACCATGACGGAGCTGACAGCCGGGACGTTGGTGAATTCTACGAGGTCAGGTATGCGACAAGTGGAGCAAGTCAAACGACTACCGACACGCCCAGCACAAACGGAACAATTCATGTCAAGTGGGAGAAGGTGGAAATTCCTTACATCTTCGGAGCCTACTTGGAGAAGGCTATTGCGGCAGACATTTTGTTGCTGGATGAAAAGACAGATCTGGCAAGCGTACAATTCAACGAGGCGAACCGGTTGTTGAGTTGTGAGGTTAAGAAAGCAACCAACCAACAGGGCGATACGGTTCAACCAAAATTTCAAGGTTACTAAAATGAACACTGTACAATTACCACCGAGTGCTTCGGTAAAAAGCGTGGCAACAACTTTAGTAGCAAACACTGCTCGTCGGCGTTTGCTTTTGTCCAACTCAACTGCTGCGGCTGCTTACGTTAATTTCAGCACAACCGCTGGACACGCAACAAACGGTCATCACCTCAAGTTAGCCACTGGCGAAAACTTGATGATCGAAGGCTACACTGGTCCAGCGACGGCAGGCAGCGCGGTTGTCTTTACCGAATTTATTTAGTTAGTCACATGAACGCAAAACAGGCACTAAACATACTATATCAGGCTGCTGGAATGGCAGCACTGCAACGTGAAGCACATGAGCAAGTCAACAAGGCTGGACAGGTCTTGGCTGAACTTGTGAAGGATATTCCGGACGACGAGCCAGAAGCTCCGGAACCGGAAAAAGAGGGTGAACTGGATTGACGACGCCAAAGTTGTTTTAGCATCGACAGCAGGCGTTGGTAACCTGTTGTTGAACATAGACCTTTGGTTAAAGATTTCGGTCAGCCTCCTGACTTTGGTATACCTTGGATATAAGGTGTACCAGATACATTGTAATATTAATAATAAGTAAGATGTTATCAGGAAAGAAAACCTACTCGACCGGGGTCGGAGCCATTGCTGTTTGTATCGGCATGTACCTTCAGGATCCAGATGCGATGCCCATTGGCACCATGATATCGACAGTGGTCACAGCATTGCTGGCGATGTTCGTTCGGAGCGGAGTAAA